AAAGATGTTTCTATCTTGTTCGGCGCTTTTTTTGATGGGAAAAACTTTGTCCCAGTACAATTTGAAATAAAAAACGCCTCCGATTCCGGAGGCAGATTGTACATGATGGTTTCTCTATCAAAAATAGAAGCCGACGTCTTAGAAAGGGCGAGTTCCCAAAATGGGACGTCCCCCTCTCTGGTATCGGCTTCCGAATACAGGCTAACAGATCTTTTTCGGAAAGTCAACCCAAGGGATAAGCATTTTCTGAAATATCTGCCGGACGAAATGCTGACGGATCTACAAAAGGACGCCAAAGAAGACGCTCTCGAGGAAGATCGCAAGAGAATTGCCTCTTATACCGGTAATGGTTCCCGGAACCGATCCCGCCGTCCCCGGGTGGCAAGGGGCAGATGGCAAACTGTCCGGGGGAGACGCGCAAGTTAATCCCCCGTGCATAACAAACAGGGCATTATTAACGAATCTCTCCCGGGCAGGGGAATAAAAATATCACTTCTTTTTATGTCTGTCAACCCCTCCCGCGCGCTGTGTTTTGGGGGCAGTCTATCATTCAGTGTTATGAAAGCATATATAAACCCATTTTAATATATCAAAGAGCAATCTCAAAATCAAGTCTAACTTTGCAAGAAAAGGGGCTCTCCCCTTTTGATTCTTGGGAGCCGTGGGCCATACCCACAGAAAGGAACGGAGGCATCCATGATCGACATGCAACATCGGACGGATCTTCAATTTTTCGCGGACGGCGCAGCAACAGCCGCCGGAGATCCCGCCGCGGGCGTAAGCGCTGCCGACGCCGGGCAGCAGACCGGCGCATCGGCTAACATCCCGGCCGCGCCGGAGAGCGAAGCGCGCCAGGACTGGGCCGAGGTGCGCGAGGCCTACCGCGCCGAATTCGACGCGGAGGTGCAGAGCATCGTGCAGCGGCGGCTCAAGGGCGCGCAGGAAAAGCTGCGCCGCTATGAGGAGCGCGAGAGCGCCACGCTTGCCGAGAGCGAGCAGAGCCGCCTTGCCGCAGAGGCCGGAGAGCGCCGCCGCGCGCTTGCCGCGGCGATGCGCAGGAGCGAGGCGGCGTCGCACTTCTCTTCTCTCGTGGGCGCGGCTGACGAGCTGCGCCGGCGCGTGCCGGACTTTGATCTGATGCGGGAGCTCGAGAGCGACGCCTTTGCCGAGCTGACCCGGCCCGGCTCAAAGGTGAGTCTGGAGCAGGCTTATTTTGCGCTGCATCCGGAGCTGCGGCTGCGGGAGGCGGAGGCCGTTGCCCGGCGCACGGCCGAGGCCGTGAGCGCGGCGGTGAGCGCCGGTGCGGCAAGGCCGCACGAGAACGGCGCGCAGGCCGCCTCGCTGGGCTCGATGAGCCACCGCGACATGAGCAAGGGACAACGACAGGAGCTGCGCCGGCGGATCTACGCCGCGGGCGCACGGGGCGGCCATCTGCCCGCCGGGGGCTGAGGGGCGCCGCAACGACCACACTTTCAAGGAGGAATTATGGAACATATGTTTGATCTTCAGTTTTTCGCCGACGCGGGCACGCTTGTGAACGCGACCGGCAACTACGTCAACGCCTCTACCGGCGAGACGACCGCCTTCTCCGGCGCGAACACGCTTTCGGCCGAGATGAAGGACTTTTACGACACGGAGCTGCTGGAAAACGCGCGCGTGGAGCAGCTCTACGCCCAGTTTGCCAAGCGCCAGCCGCTGCCCGTCAACCACAAGGGCACCGTCGAGTGGCGCAAGTGGAACACCTTTGCCCCGGCCTCCGTTCTGACCGAGGGCGTGATCCCCACCGGGCAGAAGTTCGGCGTGAGCGCGATCACCGGCGCGATCAGCCAGTACGGCACCTATACGGCCATCACCGACCGTCTGGAGCTGCGGGCCTATGACGACGTGATCCTCGGCGCGACCGAGGAGATGGGCGCCTCCGCCGCCGAGACCCAGGAGAAGCTGATCCGCGACGCGCTGCTGACCAACGCCAACGTGCTGTACTGCGACAACATCAAGGACGGCGCCTTCGTCTCGACCCCGACGAGCTGCGCGACGATGCTCGACAACGCCACCGGCCGCAGCGTCCTGACGCCCGCCATGGTCAACAAGGCCGTGACCATCCTCAAGAAGAACCGCGTGCCCCGCATCAATGGGCGCTATTACGCGGTCATCCACCCCAGCGTGGCGCACGATCTGCGCGAGTGCGAGGGCTGGATCGAGGCGCACAAGTACGCCGCCCCCGACGAGCTGTTCAACGGCGAGATCGGCGAGCTGCACGGCGTGCGCTTCATCGAGGACGTTTTCGCCCCGGTGCTGGGCGGCGACACCTACAAGAACGCCCAGAACGGCGTGACCTACGCCACCTACTTCTTCGGCAAGGACTCCTTCGGCATCATCGATCCCGAGGGCGGCGCGCTGGAGATGATCATCCATGACAAGGGCGAGATCGGCGGCCCGCTGAACCAGTTCTCGACGATCGGCTACAAGTTCGAGACCAACGGCGCGACGATCCTCTATCCCGAGCGCCTGCTGCGTGTGATGAGCTGCAGCTCGTACAGCGCGAGCGACGCGACCAACTGACGACAAAGGGAGGACAACACGATGAAAAACGAAACCATGATCGAGGTCTTTATCCCGCGCAGTGCGGCCAACCGCGACCCCAACTTCTTTGTCGCCGTCAACGGCGTGAGCTATCTGCTCCCGCGCGGAAAGTCCAGTCTCGTCCCGGCGGCCGTCGCCGCCGAGATCGAGCGCGCCCGCGCTGCCGAGGACGCCATGTACGAGGCGCGCGAAGCGCTGAAAACGCCGGCGGAATAAGCCGCGGGAGGCGCTCATGACCGTAAACGACATCATTGCAGCCGTGGATCTCAAGGAGCCGAACAGCTATTCGCGCGAGGAAAAGCTCCGCTGGCTGTCCGCACTCGACGGAAAGGTGCGCGAGGAGGTGCTGCTGACGCACGAGGGCTATGAGGGGGCGGAGAGCTTTGCGCCGTATGAGAGCGGCGAGGAGGAGCTGCTGATCCCCTTCCCCTACGGCGAGGGGGTCTATACCCATTATCTGATCGCCATGATCGCCGCGGCCAACGCGGAGGCCGCGCGCTATAACCAGCAGATCGCCATGTACAACGCGGATTACAGCCAGTGGTGGAACGCCTATCACGCCGCCCACATGCCGCTGCACCGCGAAACGCGCTTTTGCTTTTAAGGGGGTGGTGGCATGCCGCTTTATCCAAGGCTTCATACACAGTTGACCGAGCAGGAGATGATCGACGGCTTCGGCGGCTATGACCACCGGCTGCGGATCGCCGACGGGGCCTGGTTCGACACGGAAAACCTCAGCTCGGATCTCGCCCCGATGCTTTCCGTCCGCCGCCCCAGGGGCAACACGCATCTGCGCGCCGGAGCGCTGCTCGAGAAGGACGCGCTCGCCTATGTGTCGGAGGACGGCACGCTGTATTATAACTTTCTGCCCACGGCGGTGACGGGACTTTCCGCCGCGCCCAAGCAGATCGTCGGCATGGGCGCCTATCTCGTCATCTTCCCGGACAAGGTCTATTTCAATACCGCCGACCAGTCGGACTGGGGCAGTCTCGAGGCGCACTTCGCGCCGCAGAGCGCTTCCTATGAGCTGTGCCGCTTCGACGGCACGGCGCTGCGCGCCGATTATATCCAGCCTCTCGAGCCGGACGGGCCGCAAAACGCGCAGTACTGGATCGACACCTCCGGCGAGAGAAACGTCCTGCGCCAGTGGTCGGAGGCGCAGGGCGACTGGGTCGCGGTCGAGACGGCGTATGTCCGCATCGGCTTTGAGACCCGGGGCATTGTGCCGAAGCTCTTCTCCGCCGGGGACGGCGTGAGCGTCTCCGGCTCGTCGCTCGGGGAAGTGAACGGGGAAAAGCTCCTCGCCGCCGTGGGCGGCGGGGAGGGCGAGAGCGACTGGGTCATCGTCACGGCTCTGCCCGCTCATCTTCCCGACGAGCCCGACACGGCGCTCCGGATCGACCGCAGCACGCCGGAGCCGGACTTTGTCTGCGAATGCCGCAACCGGCTCTGGGGCTGCCGCTACGGGCTGGGCGAGGACGGCCGTCCCGTCAACGAGATCTTCTGCTGCGCGCTGGGCGACTTTAAGAACTGGCGGCAGTTCCGCGGCCTTGCCACCGATTCCTGGGTCGGCTCGGTCGGCTCGGACGGGCAGTGGACCGGCGCAGTCAACTATCTCGGCTCGCCCACCTTTTTCAAGGAAAACCGCATCCACCGCGTGGGCGTCTCCCCCGAGGGGGCGCACACGATCAGCGAGACCGTCTGCCGCGGCGTGCAGAAGGGCAGCGAAAAATCGCTGCGCGTGGTAAACGAGACGCTGTATTACAAATCCCGCTCCGACGTCTGCGCGTATCAGGGCGGCTTTCCCGTCGGGGTGTCCGCGGCGCTCGGCGCGCCAAGCTATCACGGCGCGGTCGCCGGCGAGGCGCGGGGAAAATACTATCTCTCCATGCTCGATGAGGACGAGACGCCCTCGCTCTTCGTCTATGACATTGCCAAGGGGCTGTGGCTGCGGGAGGATGCGCTGCGCGTCACGGATTTTGCCCGCGTCGACGACGAGCTTTATGCGATCGCGGGCGGCGAGCTGATCACGCTCTTCGGCTCGCTGCCCGTCGCGGGCTCGACGCGGGAGGAGACGGTCCCGTGGCAGGCGGTCTCGGGGCTCCTCTGCTACCGCTGGCCCGAGAACAAGCGCGTCTCGCGTTATAACATCCGTCTGAGTCTGGCGCAGGGTGCGGCGATGGAGGTGTATGTGCAGTACGACTCCGACGGTGTATGGCGCAGTGCGGGCGGCGTCACCGCCGCGAAGGCCATGACCGACGCCTGTCTCTTCCCGGTGCGCCCGCACCGCTGCGACCATCTGCAGCTCAAGCTCGAGGGCCTCGGCGAGGTCAGGATCTTCTCGATCGCCAGGATCCTTGAAGTGGGGAGTGATTACCGATGATGCCGGAAATTCCTCCCCAGCTGCAGGGCAGCCCGGAGCAGCAGCTCGTCGCCATGCGCGACTATCTCGTGCGGCTGGCGCAGAGTCTCGAGCCGGTCGGGCGCAGCGCGGCCGCCGCGGCAAAGACCGGCGCTGCGGCGGGCGCGCAGGAGAAAGCCGCCGAGCAAATCAGAAGCACGGCGAACAGCCTTAAGGCGCTGATCATCAAGACCGCGGACGAGATCACGGCGTACACGGATTCCCGGGTGGAGAGCTTCGGGTCCCTGTACGTCGCAAAGTCGGACTACGGAAACTATTACAACCAGATCGAAACCCAGGTCGCGCAGACGGCGCGCGGCACCGTTGAGAGCTATCATTATGCCGAAGCCTTTGGGGAAATGCAGACCTATCTCGCCGACCTGGGCGGTCAGATCCGCCGCGGCGTGATCGAGGACCCGGAGACGCACGAGGTCCATCTCGGCATCGCGATCAGTGAGCAGCTGTCCTTTACCGGGCAGACACAGACCGAGGGCGGACTGACATATTATGAGCTGGCGCCGGGGCAGACGCTCGGCCTTTACACTTCGACCGGCTGGCAGTTCTGGATCAACGGCGTCCGGCGCGGCTGGTTCTCCTCGGAGGACAGCATGCTGCATCTCTCAAACATCGTCGTCGAAAACCGGCTGCAGTTCGGCAGCGCGTGGGACGTCACGAACACGAACGGCTTCGGTCTGCGGTATATAGGAGGGTAAGATGGCAACTGGATATTCACCGGAGTGGACGGCTCACAACAGCATGTACACCGCCAGGTTTCGCATCTACTACTCAACCTCCTATAATGCTTCGACGAACCAATCGACGGTAACGATCACGCCGCAGCTCAAGACAAGCACGAACTTCGGTTCTGACTACCGCGTCTTTAACGGCGCGGGCTTGAGCGGCGCTGGTGTGTACGGGAACGGCGTCTGTCTGTATTCCTTCGGCTCGAACTATGGCTCCGGCAACTATTTGCGCTGCGGAAGCGCGCATGACTATTTCCGGGACCTCGGATCGTGGTCGTTTACGGTCAGCCATAACGCCAACGGCGACGCGAGCTTTACGGTCGGCATCTACGGTTCCGTGCTGGCGATGTACTTCTCCGGCACGGGGTACACATACGCCCAATGCTTCATCGGAACGGTCGGCGCGAAAAGCTCCAGCACGATCACGATCCACGAGAACGCGGCGTCGACGATCGCGTCCGCTCCTTCCAGCATCGCCACGCGGGAGACGCTTGTGCTGACGATGAGGAGACTCGCGGCATCGAACTATCATATTGCGACGTTCAAGTATAACAACAGCACAACCCTGTATACGAGCGGACGGTTTGATACGCAGCTTGATTTCGCTGTGCCGAGGTCCTGGTTCGAGGATTACCCGAGCATCGCGTCTCTCCCGGTCACGGTCTCCGTGCAGACCTACAACAGCTCCGGCACCGCGATCGGCAGCCCGGCCACAGCTTCGCTGACGGTGAATGCAGACGCGGACATGAAGCCGGTCGTCTCTTCCGGATGGGCGAGTCTGGCACCATACAACACCGGCGCAGTCTCCGGTATCACGGGGTATGTCAAGAGCTATTCAAAGGCCGAGGCTGCCTTCGATGATACAAAGGTCGATATGTCGAACGCCGTCGGTGCGGGCATCGCCTCTTTCTCTGTGACATGCCAGGGGGAAACGGACAGCTATACGCCGTATCTTACCCCGGTATTGGCCTCGACATCGGTATCCGTGGTCTGCGCGGTCACGGACACGCGGGGAAGGACGGCAAGCGAGACCTTCACGCTCACGGTGATGGACTATGCCAAGCCCGTTCTGACCGGGATCGAGATCTTCCGCTGCGACGCACAGGGCGCGGAGGCGGAGGACGGTACGCACTATTCCGCAAAGGCTTTTCTTTCTCATTCCTCGCTGGATGGGCAGAACAGCACGGTATTGACCTCTGCCGTAACGGCATCCGGCGGCGGATATGGTGCGGAAGAGAGCCTTTCGAGCGGAACGGCGCATCTCTCTTCCGCGCAGCTCTCCGCAGACGTGACCTATACCGTTCGCATCACGGCAACCGATGCGCTTGGCAACACCGCCGTGTACTACCAGGTGCTGCCGACGCGAAAATGGGCCATGAAATTCCGCCCCGACGGCAGCGGCGTGGCCTTCGGCAAGGCGGCGGAATATGATGGAGTGTTCGAGATCACGGACGACTGGGACTTCCGTGTGCACGGGAAAGAGATCAACACACTCTTGCGGGAAAAGCTCCTGTCGCTTGTTTATCCTGTTGGCTCGATCTATATGAGCGTGAACAACGACAGCCCCGCAACATTTCTCGGAGGAACGTGGGAACAGATTGAGGATACATTTCTTCTTGCGGCTGGCTCTTCTTTTGCTGCCGGGGCAACCGGCGGCGCGGCAACGCATCATCACTCCACAGCGAACCACACGCTGACCGTGTCGGAGATCCCGAGCCACACACACGGCGTACAGGGTTGGCGCTATAACAATCAGTCAAGCGGAGACAAATGGTCTACTTCCTACACCAAATTGAGCGACTCACCGTCCTCGAGCACGCCAGTTCTTGCGACGGGCGGCGGAAGAGCGCACAACCACGGCGACACGGGCGATGCGAGCAGTCTGCCGCCGTACCTCGCAGTTTATATGTGGAAAAGGACGGGATAAGCATGACGATTCAGGAGGCAAAAGAAAAGCTGACCGACTGGGCCAACGCCCAGATCGGCACACGGGAGGGCAGCGGCAACTAT